GCGTTTAGAAGTGCTATCTACAATTATGCTTATCACCTTCAAGCGTGTTTCTATTCTGAGATGTTAGGATATGATCCTGCATCATTTAGATTTATCGCTATTGAGAATAGATACCCATTTGACGTTGCAGTATATTCTTTGTCCGATGATCTTATAGAAAAGGGTAAACTAGCTTGGAGAATAGCTTTTGATTCTTGGAAAAAATATATTGATAAAAAACACATTTCAGGTTTTTACTGGAATGATGTAAATGAAGATGGAAGTTTAATATTATAATTATGAACGCACTAGAATTAAGAGATAACGCAAAACAACAATTACAAGAAATCAGAACCATTGAAACTGGTGTTGATTATTTAAATAAAGTAAAGGCAATAGAAACTTGGGCAAAAGCAGAAAAGAAAGATGCTGAATTGCAAAACATTATAGCAGAACAGAAATTAAGAACACAAAGAATATTAGGTGGTTTATTGAAAGAAGAAGTAAAAGTTGGTAATCCCTCAAAGTTTAATGGTCAACCACCAAGACCATTAAAATCATTTGGGTTGACCAAACAACAATCATCTGACTTCCAAAAGGTTGCATCACTACCTGAAGAAACATTTGAAAAAGAAATAGAAACTGCGAAAGAACAGACAAATAGACGTATAGAGTTGACAACCAGTAGAATGTTGAAGGTTGCAAAAGAATATGAAAAATCACAAAACTTAGATAATCTTGCAGAAATAGGTAAAAATAAAATAGTTGATATTGATTTTAGGTTAGGTGATTTTGAAGAAGTATTTAAAGACATTGAAGATGGTAGTATTGATTGTATCATTACTGATCCACCTTATCCTTATGAATTTATAGATTGTTGGTCTAAACTTTCAAGATTTGCAAAAAGAATTTTAAAACCTAATGGTTATTGTATTGCATATTCAGGACATATTCACCTACCTGAAGTAATGAATAGAATGGGTGAACACCTAACTTATTATTGGACATTCAATTTAATACATACTGGTAATACTGCACTTGTTCAAGGTAGAAATGTTTTTTCAGGTTGGAAACCTATTCTTGTTTATCAGAATGGTTTTTCAAAAAACAAAAATCTTATTGATGATTGTATTCAAGGAACTGGTACAGAGAAATCACATCACATCTGGCAACAAGCAACAAATGAACTAAAACATTTAATAGATGGTTTTACAAAACCGAATGATACTATAATCGAACCATTTGCAGGTTCAGGAACTACTATCATTGCGTGTCTTGAAAATAACAGAAATGTTTTAGGTGCAGAGATAGATGAGAAAACATTTAACATTGCAAAACAAAGAATTGACGAATATAATAATAGTAAAAATGAACACTAATCCAGTAAACAAATTTGTAAACACAAGATATAGAAAACTTATGACAGTAACAGACATTGATATGTTATTTCATAAAAAGAAAAATAATCATATAAGAATTGTAGAATGTAAAAAAACAAACGAAGGAGAGAACAAACAACAAGATGATATTTTAAAAGAAATAAACAACATATTACATTACGCAATAAATAATGGGTATAAAAACGATAAAGGTGTACCAAAAATAGAGGTTTTAAAATTGATTGGTGATTGTGATTTGATATGTAAATCACCACATCAAGACCCAAGATATGGTACACAAGAAGTTTATAATCTTAAAAGTTTTGTAACTAAAGATTATAATACTAAAGAAGAAAAACATTACAATACAGAAAAAGAAATATCTAATTTCTTTTTAATGTGTGATAAAGAAGAAAATTATTTTAATCCATTTTATGCAAAATTTTATGACACCGACAACTGATGATTTAAATAGAAACGAGAAAAGACAAATATATGGTGCTTATAATACCAATAAGCAAGTGAAAGCTAAGATTGATGCTCTTATGGAAGCAATGGCAAAGATTGAATGTAATCTTGGTATTGATTCTACCGATGAAGAAAGAGAAAAAGCTAATCAAGAACAACTGATCTTTTTAAGTAAGATCAAAGAACTTGATCCAGTAAAGTATGACATTTTAAAAAAAGTATTATGACAGAGAAAGAATTTGATAAACTTGTTAGACAATTAAATAACTATGCAGAAGAAATCAGGTTAGCTAAAAGACCTGAATACACATTAGAGAACTCTGATGTATTAACTAACTTTCGCAATACGGCAGAAAGGTTAGGTATATCTGAACTAAAATGTTTCGGAGTGTTTTTTGATAAGCAATTACAATCGATATTTAGTCATATAAATAACGCAAATCTTAAAAAGAGTGAACCAATACATTCTAGGTTTGCAGATGTTATCAACTATTGTTATTTGGGTTATGCGTTATTTGTAGAAAGAGATGGTCAGAAAAAGATTAATTAAATTTATTGCTATTGGATTGATAGCAGTATTAAGTATATTTTATGTCAAACACAAACAGAAGAAAGGGACACGATTACGAGAGACAAATTCGCAGAGAATATAAAGAACTCGGTTGGTCTAATTGTGAAACGTCTAGGTACGCATCCAAGATGATGGATGATAGAAAGATTGATCTAGTTAATACTAAACCATTTGCAGTTCAATGTAAATCTTTAATTAATAATCCATCATATCATAAGATATTTAAAGAGATGGAAGCTGATAGTGATGATTATAAGATCATCTATCATAAAAGAAAAAACGATGGTGAATATGTTATTATGGAAAAGAATGATTTTCACGAACTCGTAGAAATGTTAATCCACCACAAAATACTTAATCCTTAAAATATATATAAATATTTTTTTATTTGTAAAAAATATTTTATTATTGTCTTGTCGTAAGACACAAAACTAAAACAAACGATTTAAACGATTTATTATGAAAAATGATAGTTACCATAAGGCACAAGAGAAAGCACGTAAGAGGCGTGTTAAAAAGCGTGTAGAGTTCCTTAACACACCATTGAAGGATAAGATAGAACAAAGTTCTATAATGACTACCTTAAAGTCTATGAAAGAGTTAGCAGATGAGATTGAAGAATTAATAGGTAATAAGCAATGACATTTGAACACGACATCTTTACATTTGAGGTTACACGAGATAGAAACAATTTAACAATTACTATGTTAGATTACACTACTGAAGATGGTGAAACAGTTATGTTGAATGATCCTTGCGATATGACATACGTTGTTTCCGAATCAGTATATAATGAAGCTAAAGATTTATTAGATGAATATGAAGAAGATTATTAGACAGTTAGTAAAACATTTCCTAGACGTTTATTTATGTACTAGGGAATGTTGTTATAGAGTAGTACCTAGAAAAAATGGTGTATGTAAATTTTGTAAATTAAAGTAAAATGAAAAAAATTATAGAAAGTTTCTTATTTTTAATAATGTTATTTGGAACATTATATGTGTCACTAATACTTTTTGTATGAGTTTATATGAATTTCTGAAAAATAATTTCCTTGATTCTTGTTCTAATTCTATGCACGACTTAGAGCAAAGAAGAAAAATCATTGAACAGTTTAAAGAAGAAGTAAACCAGTTCAAGGAATTATTAAATGAAGAATGTAAATCTTTAAAACATTTAGAGAAAAAATCCTAACGAGGTGAAATTCTAAAGTGTGCGTATTGTAATAATGGATCAGCACTATCTTCAGGTCTTGATGTAAAGTAACCCCTTGATCTACTCGTACTTGAGAAATCTCTTAAATTGGATTGATTAGATGTATGCGTTTTTAATTTATATCTGTTCTTAGAAACGTTCCATTCAAAATTATCTATTGCCATCTGATCTGTATTATCAGGTAATGTTGTAAAATTTAATTTTGGAAATGTAAGCATATTAATAGGTGACAATAAATTATCACTATCCGATGTCTTTCTAAATGTACCTTCGTATATATTGTTATTATCTGATAAGTCAGCTAATCTTAAACGACACATCATAGCTTCTAAATCTTCTGCCTGAGATAAATCTTGATGATCAAATGTTACTATAGCACTAGGAGGTGTTACAGTATTTACTAAAGCGTTAGCGTAACCAGTATCTTCAATCTGTCCAAACCTAACATCTAGTGGAGGTATTACACCACTATTCTTTCTGAATGTTGTATCAGTTATATTTACAAGTGTTGAGTAATATTCTAAATCAGACACTGCAACAAAATCAACATCGTCAATATAAAACCTAAAATTAGTACCACTTGGAAAGTTAGCTTCTTCAGGTTCATAGAACTCAATCTTTATGTTACCAGTATTTGGTAAAGGTAAAATGTCAAAACTATACCTAACCCATTCATTTGCAACATCGTTATTAATTCTATTTTTTACAGAATTAGATTGCCATTCATTATTAATTACATTCCAATATTTAGTAGTACCACCACCATCAGGTGTAAAGGTTAGTCTCCAATAAAAATTATAGTTTAATAAATTACCATCGTAGGTTGCAGGTTGGTCAGCAAAGATTGCATAATTTAATTTTAAATCCCTTGATAAAAATGTATTACTAAAATTAGCAGTATTATTAGATGCTATTAAATTAGTGTCACCACCATTAACAGTATCATTACCTATGTTAATCATACATTTTGATCCTTGATATGGTGTGATACCAAAAGTAGCTGTATCGCTATCTACTGCAAACGTGGTTGCTGTGTCGGTAATAGTCCAAGTATTGATAGCATAAGCATCAGATGGAATTGATCCACTAGGTGCTGAGGTGCTTTCAAAGTCTCCGTTAGTAAAGTTTGATTTTAGTAAATTTTTAATTGTAGTATTTACTCTTGCTCTAACAGCAGGTCTTTTGATAGTTTTAATCAAATCCTTATTCATCGGTTGTATGGTGTTTGCGTTACCACTTGAATTTATATTTTGTATTATCTGAGATGATGTAAAAGATTCTGTACTTTCATTAGAACCATTCTTATCATACGTTATAAATTTGTTACCTATTGCATTAGTATAACTTGTATCAAATGCAGATAAAGAATAAGAATCATTTGATATAATCGTCCAAGTGTTTTCGTGTTGAAATATTCTACAGTTGAACATTAACAATAGATTCGATAAAATAAACTTTGCATCTAAATTATTTCCGTTTTCATTTCTAAAAGCAGAAACATCATTTATTTCAATTTGATCATAAGGATTACCATAGCTAGGAGTTACACCACTAGCAGAAGTAGGTTTAATTCTACACAGATACTTATATGAGAAGTCAAGAGATTTACCACTATCCCCTTGTCCATTCTCTATATTTATTTGTCTTAGACATTCTGTGATTGCTTGTAAACCAGTTGGTTGTGGTGTTGTCAATTCATATTCATATCCATCTAATGTACCTATCAGATCAGAAGCATACGCTTCTATTAAGAATGGAAAATCTTGCAATGGTAGGTTAAAGGAATCTTGAACTATAAAACCAGTCCAATATTTTCTATATACAGAATATGTTTTGCCAGTTGTAGTACCTGAAGTAAATATATCTGAACTTAATACCAAAGTATTATTATCGGTAACAGCAGTTACTGATGCTGATGTATTGTTGTTTTCGTTTATTACAATATCACCTACTTTTACTTTAGATGTAAAAGTAGCAGATGAATCTTCTAATACGCTTATAGAACTTGTTGATGTTGTTGTACCAGTAGCGTTCCTAGTTGATAATACAACTTTAAATTCTCTATCATTTGAAGGTTCAAGAAAATTTATACTACCTTCTGCGTTCCATAAAAAGTCAGTAAGATTCCAATTTGTATCTGAGCGTTCCCAAGTTTTTGTTCCAGTAGATTCATCAACATAAAACTGTAACTTACAAGAACTTCCAATTATAGGGTTAAAAAAATTATTGTCTTGTTGATAAGATACTACAACTGGATCAGCACCAAGTATTAAATTATCAGAAACTAAACCACTATATCCGTCTTCAAATATTTGTAATAAAAATTTGTGTTCATCTGTATCAAAGAAATTTACTCTAAATAATTCTCCGTAAGCCATATCTAACCAGTTATTCTTGCTCTAAAATCACCTGCTCTTTCTAAAGCTAATATTAAGTCTTGACCTCTAAGTGTAAACTCACCTCTTTGGTTACCACTTATAGCACCAACCATTTGTGGTAATCTGTTTAAAGGTATGACTGCTTCGGATTGACCTGCCTCTCCGATCATACCCATAACTGGTTTTGTAATTATACCACCTTTAGCAAAACCTTGTGGTTCAGCACCACCAGTAGCTAAAGATAAAATTCCTGCACCTGCAATAATACCACCTGCAATTGCTAAATTTTTTGCCGTCATTGCAGTAGCATTAGGATCAAATAAAGATTTTAGAACAGTTCCAATTACGAGTGCTATTGACATTTGTACTATCATTTTTGCTAGTGAATTAATAATTTGTTTTATAGATTTTTCTCCTTGCATTGCCATTTGTGCAAAAGATAGTCCTACTGTCATTGCAATATTTTTGAAACCATCTGCCATTGCACCTAATGCTGATGGTTTTACACCTTCTAACATTTCTCTAGTTTTCAATTTAGCTATTTCTGCTTCCATACTAAAATTACTTGTAGCTTCTGCTAACTTTTGAGTAGTCAAAGTAAATCCGTTATATGCACTTTCAGATTGAGTGAAAACTTCCTTTGTTTCTTCAACTGGATTTACAATATTTTCATAAGATGTTCTAAGAGTTTCTAAAGCTAGAGTGACCTCCATAATTTTTGTTTTCTGTTTATCAACTGCTATGGTGGCATCTAAAGCTCTTTTTTCAGATTTTTTAACTTCACTATTATTTTCACCCCATTCTTTTGTTTGGTTTTCTAATATTGTAGTTAATTGATTTCTACTTTCAACTAATTTTGAAAACTCTTTTTGTTCTTCAATTATTGCATCTTTAGCATTTTCTATTTCTACTGCAATTTGTTTTTCTAAATCGACATATTTTTGTTCTAATAATTTTTTTCTTAGATTGAATAATTTTAAATCATTACCTGAAAGTTTTTCAGTTGATTTATTCATTTCATCTAATTCTTTCTTTGTGGCTTTAAAATCATTCAGTAATGCTTGTTGAGGATTTAACAATCTTGTTATACTTTCAAATAAACTTTTAAATCCATTTATTGCACTTGTTAATATTGGCATTAATGCCTCACCTATTTCTTTTTTAAGACTATTAAAGGAATCACCTAAGTTTGAAATTTGACCACCAAGTGTTTTGGATATTCCAACCATTGCACCTGATACACCTTCTAAATCACCAAGCGAAAGTATATAGTTTTGTATTGCATCAGATGTGAAATCTACTTGTGTCTTTACGTTCTTAAATGTAAACGTAACCTGATCCCCTTGTTTACTAGCACGAATACCAAACTCTTTTAATCTCTCAAACTCCCCAACTTGTGCATCAATTATTGCTTCTGTAAGCTGTACAAACTCTTTACCAGTAGATGATGCTAGATCACCAAGTTTTCTCATCTCGTCTGATGTAGGTTTAAAACCTTGATTTGCAAGACGGACAAAGCTATCCGTTAACTCAGAAACACTAAACGGAGTTTGTGAAGCAAACTCTGTGATTCTATCTAATGCTTTTTGTGCTTCAGAGGTACTACCTAAAGTATTTGTTAAAACAGATTCAAACCTTTGGAATGTAGAAGTAGTTTCAACTACTGCACCACCAAATTCCATTATCTTATCAATAGCAAATGCACCTGCTATTATACCACCTACCTTAGTAAGGTTTGAACTGAAATTATCTACGCTTTTATTGCTTTGTCTGATGGCTTGGTTAAACTTACTAGCATCACCATCAAACTCAAACTTTAATCTTTCTGTAGCCATATATTAGAATTTAGTAACAAATATAAATATTTTACATCTTAGATATTTTACCTTCAGTCATCGTCTTATCCCAGTCCTTTAAAACATTATCTAATTCTTCTTTACTTAAAGGTTTAGAGGCTTTCTTTTTAACTGCATTATCTTGTGGTAATTTAAATAATTTGTTTGGTTGTATTCTTTGAGATGCTTTAGTTGCATTTACATTTACAAGCATAGCTGATATATAACGTAGTCTTTCCCATTCTAGGTTCTGATGTATCTGAAATGCCTCAGCCATTCTAGTATTCTCTGCAAATGTATTCTTCCAAAACGTATCAGGATGGATTCCACATTGACCAATGTAGAAGTCTAAGATGTCTTCCCAAATATCAGTATCTACTTTTTTTTTACTTCTTCCTTAGATACTCTTGGTATTCCCATATTAAGATCGTTTCCAAGTATCCTAGATTCAGTAAGTGCAGTCATCACCTTTTGTAGTTGTTCTGCACCAAAGTCTTCTAACCAAGAACCAACATCATATATTGTGTAATCAATAGGATTCTTTTCTTCCTGATCATACGCAATAAGACCTGAATATATCAATGCTCTAATTGATGATATATTTAAGTTATCTGCTGTGAAGTATTTTTCTAAATCGTTAAGACCGATGCCAAGAGTTTCTGTAAAGTGACACCAAAAATTCATAGAGAAATGGAGGGTTCTTTGTTTCCCTCCAATCTCTATCTTTATGTAACCTCTTTTACTATTCATTAAGTAAAACTAACATTAATAATTCTAATATAAAAATTATTAGTTAGTACCTATAGAAACTGCACCAGTAGAAGTAAAAGTACCTGAGAAAGTAATAGGTGCTTCTGCATCTGCTGTGTAATCAATAGAACTAATAAATCCTTGAACTGCATAAGTAGTATCACCACTTACAGCAGTACCAAATCTTGCGTGGATTTTTGTTCTATTATTTGCGTGTCCTATCATAGTATCAACATCTACAGTATCATCATAGGCAACAAAAGAATCGAAACTAATATCGATTGATCTTGCACCTGCAATAACCTCTCTGTATCCACCACTATCTTTAGAAGTAGCTTCAGGAGTATCTAAATTAAATGATAAACTTGATGAAGTTGAATGTCCGAGATTTGTAAATGAACTACCATCTGTACTTATTTGAAGTACAAGAAGTGTTCCGTTCATTAAACCAGTCGAAGCCATAGTATTATAATTTTATTGTTAAACAAATAATACTACAAACTTAGATAAAGAAATGTATAATTATTTTTATTCAGATTCTTCTTCAGATGATTCTTCTTCAGGTGCTTCTACACTATCACTTTCAATTTGTAGTGTAACGGAAGTAGGATTGATCTGAGATTCAATGTTAGCATCTAAGTTGCTTTTTAATTCAGCAACTTCTTCATCACCCATTGTAGTTTCTACCCAACCACTAACTGTAGCATTATCTAAATCTGCAAATGGAATAAAGTCTTTTATATCTTCTGTAGATATTGCTTGTGTTCCATATACAGATGCTACGTATGGATTACCTTCGGCATCAACTTTGTCAGAAGTACAGTTTAATCTCCAATGCACATTGTAAACTACATCTGCATTATCTTCAAAAGTAGGGTAGCAGTCTACTGTTCTGCAATTCCAAGTGTAAGTGTTTTTTGCTTTTGCCATAATTTTCTATTTTAATTTATTACAAATATACTATTTATTTTTTTTCAATTCGTCTATCTCTGCTTTCAGTTCTTGTATTGACTTTAATAAGATAGGTACTAACTTACTATAATCAACTTGTTGCATATCTTCTGCATCCTTATCACCACTTACTGCTTGTGGCACTATTTCTTGAAGTTCGTGTGCCATTACACCATAACTTCTACTATCATTTTCCTTCCATTTAAAGTCATACATCTTTATTTTAGATGCAATCTCTAAAGCATTAAAATCTTGTAAATCTTCTTTTAATCTGTAATCGGAAGAGGTATTGTATGTAGTTGCAGTTGTTGTTATTGAAACTGAACCCACAGTGGTGCTTCCTTTTCTAAATAGAACAACGTCTCCATCAGTACCTAATCTATGAAATATAGCACAATCAGCATCAGTTCTTACTGCTCTTAAAAGACCTCTTTCATTTAAAGAAATACCATCAGTTGTTTGGTCATCAGTAGTTCTACTTATATGAACATCACCCCCACTTGTTATACGCATACGTTCACTACTTCCTACTTGTAATGAAATTAAATTAGTGTTAGTATTACCACCACCAATATATATACCACCTGTAGCTGAATTACCTAAAACTAAATTATTAGATGAATTTGTAGCAAAAATATCACCACTACTTGTGATAGAAAATGGTGTATCAGAATTTGTAGTATCAAATATTTCAAATACACCATTATTATTTCTTAATCTAAAATCGCTATCGCTGTTTGTATCTACAAAATCAAACGATGGTACATCTTTACTCATTGATAAG